ATTATCCCAATCGTATGGACTGTCTATTTCATCAACAAATATATACTCGTTGCAGTCGTGACATTCAAAAATGTGAGTTGAACTATTTCCGTCAACCTGTTGAACATGATAAACATTATCGTGTTCACATTTACTTTGTTTAATTTTACTCATATTTACTCCTTTAATTAATATGTGTATTTATTATAACTTATGTTTACTACAATTTGTAAAAAACATGTATAAAAAAAGGGAGTTAGTACTCCCCTTATTTGTTGTGTATGATCTTGATTATGTTAAATCTACATACCAAGAACATATATCCCAACTAACTGAATCTTTTGGAACATTTATACATGCTCCGTCATACCAATCTAAATACCAATATTCAATCTCTTTAATTGTTTTACTTGAATCGGTATATATTCTAAATTCATCACTAGGGCCACCCCAAGATAATTGTAGTCTATAATATCCCTCGCGTTGGTCATCAAATGTATAAGGCTCTACATAATCCCAACTTAAAGCTGTTTGATTCACATAATCAAATAAATCCTCACAATAAAAAAACTTATTGTATTTATGTTTGCATTTAAATTGTTCTTGTTTATCTTCATTAATTAATAAAAGTTGATCAAAATATTTTTGAGCATCTTTGTATGTTTGTTCTTGTTCTGCAAACTTGTCAGCTACAAGGTCAATACATTTCTTCTCTTGTGTATTCATATTGTATTACTCCGTATTTATTAATATGTAATATGGCAAGAGTTGTTAACAAGTCTGATTTAAGATACCTCGTGAATTTTGTATCTACCATATAAGCATATTATACATGATATTGCTTACATTTTGTAAAATAATGTAATTTTATTTGAGTGTGTAAGAGACTGATAAAGAAGATGCTATTAATCCTCTAAAATAATCACATATATTTATATTAATAATATTATCTCTTTACAATTTGTCAGTTATCCGTATAATAATAGATGTGGCAATATTAATGAGTTCTGTAAATCCTGACTGCATTATTAATGTAGAAGTCGGTCTGAAATGAAACTTGAATAAGTGCTAGAGACCATCACAAGTGAGCCACATTTTAATAGAGGTAATAAATTATGAAAAATGAAATAAATGATATTTTTCTTATTGAAGAAAAAGATTTTAATAAATTTGTCGTAGCCGTTTCTGGCTCATCTGACTGTTTTCGCAATTGGAATGATGATGTTCGCAAGGGCGAACTAGATACACCTATTCCTAACGGAAAATATGTCGCTGTTCAATTACAAGATTTTATTACTATAAATAACGAGGATTAAAATATGAATAAAACAGAAATAATAGAAGTATCCATATTTGATTATGGTAGTGGTGGTATTTTCTTTTATAAAATAGAAATAGAAGAAAATGCTGATATTGAAGAAACAGTATTTAATTTAATGGAACTAAAAAACCATAAACAAAATAATTGTTATTGGTCAACTATGTGCATGAACGATATTGTAAATGAAACACATACGACAATTACACATCAAGAATTAAAAGCTATTGAGGATAAGTAATGAGTAAAGATAATATTACAGTAGCAACAGCATTATTAAATATTGAAAATGCTTTGATGTCTTATGCTGAAGATAATATTTCTAGCGATAAAAAAGCACAAAAAGATTTAGATAAATCTTGGAATAAAATAATAAATTATATTGCCAAAGAAGGCGAATACAACGAGAAAGCCAAAGACATACTTTGGGAATACATATCAGATAAAGATATACCAGAAATAGAAGAGAGGTTATCTAATGTCTAAATGGTTATGTAATGAATGTTTATCTGATGATATTAAAATTAATAAAGATAAACAAAAAGAAATGAGTTGCTTTTGTAATAAATGTAAAGAGGAAAACTATATTGTATCTTCTTGGTGGATTAGTAGAAATAAAAAGGGAGTAAATACTAATGTCTGATCCAACTCACATAAGCAAACATATTGACAATTACTTCATAAATTTCTTTTTATCCAGAAACAAAAAACATTTTTTTAATTTCTTAAAAGATAAATATAAAGCTAAAACTTTAAATGACATACATATAAAAATGCTTAGCGAATTAGAACAAAAGATTTACTTTAAAATTATAAACAAAAAAAGAGGTAATTAACTATTATAATGCGAGGGTTGATAGGGAAATTAGCAGTTAATGAACTATCCAAAGTTAATCCAACTGCCCATTATAATTATAGTGCTAGGTATCACTAACGAAAAACTGCCTAACATTAATAGCAAAAAAGAGGTAATTAACTATGGCAATACATATAGAAGAACAAGAAAAACTAACTATGGACGAACTGTGCGACAGACTTGATAACGAGTTTGATGATGTAGATATGCACATAAAAGAATGTGCTACTAAAGGTTGTGTAGCAGTTGTTTACTTTTATGAAGATAAGGTTGAGGACTAACTATGGCAAGTAAATATGTAGATCACTATACAGAAAAAGATAACGAGGGAAACATAACTTTTACCGATAAAGAACTAACTCTTACTTCAGAAGCATTTATTTCACTAACAGATGATCTAGAGGAACTTATAGATAAGTATGCAAATGTTGAGGACTGGATAGAAAACGATAAATATTATCATACCACTAATGAAATAAGACAAGATTTAATGATTTTAATTCACGATATTATTAATAACAAAGAGGAATAACTATGAAAAAACCAATATTAAATGCAGAAACTTGGGTCGGTATGTATGCAGAACTATCAAATTACATTTTAGAGTATTCATCTTTAGACCCTATATGGAAAACCGATAGTGAGGGTAATGAAATACCAGAAAGAACAGAAGAAAAACAAGATCAATTTATAGATATTGTTGATACCGTTGAAACTATTATGCATAAGTATTTAAAAAAAGAGGACTAATTATGAAAAATAAAGGATATTTATTAGTTTGGTGTGAAGATTCAGAGGACTGGAATGGTAAACAAACTGACCATTATGAACATTACCATACAAAAAATGATGTAAATAAAGCATACAAAAGATTACTTGATATGGACAATATTTATTCAGCTTCAGTATGCTCAATTATAGATTCAACAGATTATTAGGAGGACTGATTATGGCTCATATACACATAATAGAAGATAAAAACGGAGATATGATTGATTGCAAGATCTATTGTTCTGATAGATGTCATATTTGGGATAATGATGATTATCAAGGGTGGAATGGTTGTCATGAAATATCTTTTAGTCAGCCATGCGATAGGGAAGGTTGTAGCAATACTATTAAAGGTATTGAGGATTTTGAGGATTAATTATGGATTTACCATTAACTAGCGATGAAACAGATGTAGTTCAATACGCTTTATTATTTCTTAAAAAGAACTTTGCCAAAATTGAAAAAGGCAACGAACTTAATGATAGAGATATTAAAGATATAGATTCTGTTTTAAATTTTATTAAATCAACAAATGGCTATGAGCCAAAAATATAAGGAGCAAGACTAATGAAATATACAGTTAAATTTGGTATGGCTAGAGCATATTACACCCCAGAATTACATGAAAACACTAGGTCAAAAACTTTTACCAATAGAAAAAAAGCAGAAAGTTATTGGGATAGACTAGATAAATTTACTTTTAAAGACCCAGTTTTCTCTGAGTTTCATTTAATAGCTTGGAAAGATTGGATTGAGGAGCAAGACTAATGGAAGACATATACAAACAAGTTACTTGGAATTGGGATAAAGACTTACTTAATTACCGTATCACTATAAATTGGTTGCGAGATATGGAACATGAGAATAGATGTAGGAATGATCTACCATATGATAAAAGAGCAAGATATCTACAAGACTTACTTTTACAAAAAATAGAATATGGTTTACAAAGTATAGATGATTGTATTGATATTTTATATACAGATGATTTTAGCGATCTAATACCAAAAAACTTTGAAGATTATGAGTATGAAGATTGTATAAAGTTTATTAATAATTTTATTAAAAAGGAGAGAGAATGAACATAGCTAAACCAAGTAAAGACTGTGAAAAGGATTATAAAGAACTACAACACGCATTATATAGAGATGATGTTGCAGATAAAAATACTTGGAAAGATATTTGTAATATGTTGGGTGTTCCAACAAATGCAGATCAAATATATTTCAACGCAAAAGATATTACTTATGGATAACAAGGAAAGAGAATGAACAAATTATTTAGAACTACCGTTGATACTTTACCTATACAAACTAAAGTACAAGTTGTTGAATATTTTGATGGTATAGGTGGTATCTCTTTTAACAAGTACAAAGAAGCAATACAAGACAAACTAAATTGTCATACTAAAAAAGAATTTAATACTTATTTAGAAAACTATGATCATTACGATATGTTTATCTTCGAAGAGATAGCTGATTTTTATAATCTTGAAGCAGAATTTATTGATACCAGGCCTAGCAAAGGCGAGGGATATTTTATTTTATTTAAAAGGAGTAAGATTAATGACTAAACCTGTATATCCGAATCCAATACCGAAACACTTACAACACTTGCCAGAATGGAAGTTAAGGTGTTTATTTTATTTATTCAGATCACGATAGGAGGTAAAGATGACAATTAAAGTAAGAGAAACTTGGACTGAGATAGTAGAAAGAGAAAGAATTATTGAAGTAAATAGTCTAGAAGATGCTATGGATATGGAATTAGAACTTGGGGAGGGTGATGAAATATCAACAGAAATTGATACTAATTCTATTAACTACGAAATTATTGAGGAGGTGTCTGAATGAAAACTTATAAAATTACAAGAATAGAAACTGTTTGTATTGAGATTGAAGCAGAAGATGATGCAGAAATGAGGGAATTATATAGTAATGGAACTGTTGATGACCATTGTTCTGATAATCTGTGGAATGACTCTGACTTAAATTATAGACAATATGTTTATGAGGTTGATGAAAATGTAGTAGACATATGGAAAGAGGAGGAGGTGTCTGATGAGTAGAGATATAACAGATATTATTGACGATGATTGCAGAGAGCAATTAGGTCATTCAAATTGGGTAATTATTAGCACACTATCTGACCAGGAAAAAGTAGGAATAGAAACACAAGGTATTTTGAAAACCTATCAAGGTGTTGATGTTCTGTTTTATTGGGATGATCGTGAGGAGGATTGGGATGAGTAATGTATTTAAAATAAAACCGAGTGAAGCTAGACATTTTATGTATAACAATAAAGAGTTTGAAATACGCATAACAGATGAGGGAGATAAACTTGAAATATGGGAGGTTGAATTCGATTCAGCTGGTAAATGTATTGGTTTTAAAGATATAGTTGCTGAATTTTATTTAGAGGTGAATGATGATTAAAACATTATATGAAGAACAAGCAGTAAATTCTTATCCAGATGGATGGACTTGTATTGAGTGTGGTAAGGAGTTTTCTGAAAGAACAGTAGATGTTGAAGACTATTATGTTAATTATACTGATGAGGGAACTATTTGTTTAACTTGCCAGAAAAAAAATGAAAAGTTTTAAAGATTATCAACCTACGCTAGAGTGTGATACTTGTGGCTATACACTATTTGGTGATATGCCACAAATAGTTATGACTTGTGATGATTGCATACAGGAAAAAGAAATGTTTGAAAACATGAACACTAAAGAACGATTAGAAGAAGTGGTTATGTGGATTATAAAAGATTTATGGGATGAATTAACTCAAAGCAGTAAGACAAGAGTTATAAGACAATTAAAATTTATGGGCTATCCCGTTGAAGATTTAGAGGAGATCAAAGGAGAAGGTAATGGATGATATAACAAAAGTGATTGATAATTATTGTTTAAAAAAATATGGTCATACTAATTGGGATTGGACAGATACTCTTTATGATGAAGAGGACCAAAGAAGAATGTCTAAGTTGGGTGAATTAGAGGGTAATATAATTTTTTATTTTAAGGAGGTTAAAGATGAGTAAATATTGCTGTGAAATGTGTAATGAAGAACAGGTAAAAGTTTTTTATGAGCCAGATGTAAGACCTTATTTTATTTTCTGCTCTCAAAGCTGTATTAATAAACACTTAATTGATATAGAGCAAGGAGATTGGGATAACTATGAAGGTGGAAACTTACGAATTGAATATGCTAACGAAATAAAAAATAATTGGAAAAATTTGCATATACAAAAACACATACAAGAGGAGGTGTCAGATGAAATATAAAGTAATACAACATTTAACTTATAGAAATTCTGTAGTTGTTGAAGCAGATAATAAAGAAGAAGCGTGGAGCAAAGCTATAGAGGGTGGTTATATGAACAATTTTGGGGAATGTATAGATGTTAAGGTTGTTAAAACAACAATAAATAATAAAGAATTTGTGCCAGATTTTGAGGAGATCAAAGATGAAAGGTGATATAGAAATTATTGATGATGTGATTGCATGTCTTTTTGACGACTACACACAAGAACAAGAATACGCACAAACAGTTATAAGTGCGTGGATAAGAATTAAAAATAAATTAACTAAGGAGGTGTCAGATGAAAGTTAAAATAATAGAAACAATAGAAACTATATGGGAAATACCAGATGATTTTTATGATGATAAAGATTATGTTGAAGATATAGAAAATCCTACTGAAAATTTATCGGATTGTGAAATTGCTAGTGATTTTCAAACAGGTAAAAAACTTTGGGAAAGTAGAAGTATAAATGATATATCTTGGAATACAAAAGTTTTTAATTATGAAACTGATGAATGGGAGGAGGTGTCAGATGTATTATAGCTATGTTTTTAAAAATGGAGTAAAACAAACTTATATTGATTGGGAATGTGATATGTGGGTAGAAGTTAAAAATTTAGTAGACTGTTGTCCTGCCGATCATGGTGAATCAAAAATATTATATCTAATAGAATGGTGCATACCAAATTTATCTAAAGATAATCCTTATATAAAAGTTGCAGAATCAGAAGATGAGGAAATAAATGGCTACCATGAAACTTTAAATGTATATAGAGAAGTAAAAAAAGGAATTGATTGGGAGTTAGCAAATAAAAAAGGAGATAAAAGATGAGTAAACCAAAAGAATTTTATGTATATGCAACACTATCAACAGTTGTTGAAGCACCTACAAAAGAAGAAGCAATATTAACTGCTAATAATTTTTGGGCAAATCTACCAGATATAGGTGAAATAACTGCTGAAGAGATTAAAGATGAATGATTTTAAGTATGTCGACAACTAAACCTCAATACCGTATTAAACTGGTATCCTGGGACGAAGTATCAGCTTACTTTGATCCAAACCTAGATCCACACTCTAAGTTTGGCTTCTTAGTCTATAAGCCTAAGTCAACCGTATATGACCAGGCTTTTTGGTATGCAACTAACAAACTAAGATGGAGAGGAGTAGCTAAATATGTTGCACAATTACCCTAAAGCACATAAGATGAAAGTTAGGCACTCTTTTCACAAATATTACTTCATAATACTCCTCTCCGAAATAATTGATTGGAGTGCCTTGTAATGTTTGAAGGTTGGACTTTTTTAAATTGGTTTGGCTTTATCGCAATCTGTTGGTGTGTCTTCCACCCCTTGTTGACTAGCAGAAGAAGATAATTTTTTTTCCTCAACTTCCTCTATTACCTTTGGATCTTCTTTTTTAGTTTCAACACCTATCTCTATAATATTACCCATAAGCTGTGCTAAACGCTGTTCTACTTCTTTTCTACTCATTTGATCTATTTTGCCGAACATAACCTCTTTTCTATCTACTATAAGGCCACCAACCCTTAAAAGAGAGTTTTGGGCAGATATTGCAGCATTAAAAGATCCTGCAGCTAAAGCCTTATCTCTTATATCATATAAATCCTGGACTGCCCTATCATAATTAAGTTCATACTTTTTCTTAACTTCATTAGATAAAAAATTAAATTCTTTTCTAACCAGCTCATTCTTAAACACATTAACTGCAGCTTGGCGTGGATCTTTATAACCAGCTTTACTGGCACACTCTATTAAAGATAGTCTTGGATTATTAACAGCTATCCATACAAAGTTTCTTTGTCTTCTGGTAAGTTTGTTGTCTAGGTTAGCGAATTCAGGTGGAACTTCCTCTTCATCAGATATGATAGGCTCGTATTCTAGTTTATGTTTTTTGAATCCCATATTAAGCAAATTAGGGTATTACGCTTATTTTAATACTACATACCCCCACATTACCCTAATATGTATAGAAAGGATAGTTTATAGATCTATTGTTTGTCAAGAATTATTTTAAAAATATAGATAGATTTCTTTATTGCCTATGACAATAATGACAAAAATGAAATAATCCTGAAACCCTTATAAACAAAGGCTTTGAGGCCGTCATATATGTCATGACAATAATTGACAATAATAAATGGGCAACAAAAACACTATGAATAGTAGAGGGGTATTCTTGTTGCCCTTGTAGTAAGTTTTGGTTTCATTCGTTTGCCCCTTACTACTATGTATGCTCACTATACGAAAAGTTGTTGCATACAAAACTTATATTTGATCAAATAAAACAATAAAGATTGCAGGTATTACGATTATAGCCACGAAAAACCAAAAAAAGAATTGTAGTGTTTCAATCATTTGAATTTTCTTTTTCTGTTTCCTCAACCTTATCCCAATGTACCAAAACAAAAGCCTCACATTTAGGGCAAGATAAATTAGTCACTATATGATAATCTTCACAACCATAATCTTCTCCAGTATGATCACCACCCCAAATTAATTCTGTTTGACATGCCCAACAATTCATAAAATACATTCCTGGCTATTATCTTCATCATAAAAGTTAATTAGATCTCCTTGTGGATCTGTTGCAGTCATGCCTACATTAATTTGATAGTATTTTTTATAAGCGTCTAACAAAGAATTTGTTTTCTTGTTGTTATAATCATCAACGGCTTGTTCATACGATAATCTCATCATCATATAAAGTGTTCCTGACTTACTCATAAATACCTCTCTTTATTTGTAATAAATTAATTTTACTATTTGTATTGTAAAATGTCTAGTATTTGTTTATACTTAGTAAATATTTTGACGGAGGTAAACATGTCATTAGAAAAAAACGGTATTGCTTATTCGCTTATAGACGCACAAGTAGACAACATTCAACAACAACAAAAACAAGACGCTTTGAATTACTCAATCTTTGAGTTAAGAAAAGCACTCAAAGAAATATCTAACGAACTTGATGTTTTAGTTAAAAGAGTAGAAACAATTAAGGACGTATCATGATAGATAACCCACCACTACCAGATTCACTAAAAAGTCATCAGCATGTAGCTATTGGAGATACTATATATTTTCCTGATATGGATAATGCATATTATCATCAATCGCCTGGCGTGTCTTCATCTACCTTAAGGAGGTTTAGACAATCGCAGTTACATGCTATGCAAGAGGTGGTAGAGCCTACACCTGCTATGCAGTTTGGCTCTGCTGCCCACTCTTTAATAGTAGAGGGCGAGAACGCATTTAATAACGAGGTTGCAGTTATATCTGGATCTCCATACACAAATGCAAACAAACAATTAAAACGTGATTACGAAGATAGAGGTATGTTAGTAATCACACAAGACAAAAGGGATACTTTGTTTCGCATGAAAGATAATTTGATTGAAGAAGCAAAAAAGTTCCTTAACGTTGATCAGGGCGAGTATCCTGGTGTTTTTACTAAGCCGTACGAAAACGCCTTGTACTGGTGGGAGCAAGACGTACTCCTCAAGCTAAGATCTGATGTTATCAGACACCCAGTAGTGCAACCCTATTCAGATGAATCTATTGTAGTTATTGATTACAAGACTACAAGTGATTGCTCCGTATCTGGATTTACTCGCTCTATCAGACGTTATCAATACGATTTACAAGCTGCTTTTTACAAGAGAGGTTATGAAAGGGCAGGTTTTAAAGTAGAAGACTTCTTGTTTGTTGCACAAGAAACTAAACAACCCTTTGCAACAAAAATATTCAAAATGCATAATGAGGATATGGACAGGGGTTGGGATCAACTAGAGAAAACGCTTGGAGATTATAAGGCCGTTAGGGATGGGGAAAAACCTACGATCTATAATACTCCAAGCATAGTTGAGGTTATGTTGGGATATGAGTTTGAGTGAGTAGTAACAAAATAATAGATAAACTTGTTAACGAAAAAAAATCTATAAAAAAATGTCTTAGTTGTAGTAATAGCTACCCTAGAGATTACTTTCCAACAAAACAAAAAGCATATAAAGTCACACGGCTAGATATTTGCAAAGAGTGTTATAAGAAATAAGGAGAAATAAAATGACTGACAACGTTAACCATCCCATACATTATTCTAAACAAGGCTCTGTAGAGTGTATTGACGCAATTGAATCAGCTTTAACCTTTGAAGAGTTTAAAGGTTATTGTAAAGCAGCAGCGTTTAAATACATTTGGCGTGAAGATCATAAGGGTAATAATATCCAAGATTTAGATAAAGCAATATGGTA